TCATTTCCTGCCGCCGTCGCATATTAATTGTATCAACTGATTTCCTGTGTTACAAACACATTTAATCTGCAAATTCCGACAAATTTCTCAACTATCAATATCTTGTTTTCTATTCTTCTGTTTTTGAGTTCCCAGTCTCTTCTACTGGCTGATTTTTTGAAACGCTTGCTGAACCCTCAACCATGCCAAGAACGTAGCCTTTCTGAAAGTCGTTCATTTTTGGAATGGCTTCTTTGAGTTTTTCAACAACTTTCTTTTCCTGTTCGCTCATTTATTTCACTTCCTTTCTGTGATATACTTTCCTTATTTAATAGGAAAGGTGGTGTAAATATGGATAGTGGTTATTCTGAAACATTCGCTACATATGAAACTGTTGATAAAGGTATATATGTATGTATGCAATGTGGCGGTAAAAATAAAAAGGGAATCGTCACTGTAAAGCAAGGCGAAATGCTGCCAGAATGCAAAGAATGTGGATATACTACATGGATTAAAGTAATGTAGGATTTTTAAACACTCTTTTTTCTTCTTCGAGCGTTTGGTTTGTAACCGCCAAGTTATTATCAACCAAATGCTCAATGAGGAAAGTTCTTTTTACCACTCTCGGTCCGCCTCCACATACTTGTGAAACATGCAAATACATTTTCCCATCTTTAATAAATGGAATAATAAGTATGCTCTGCAAAAACTTCCACTTCACAAAATGCTTATTAAAAAATGCAACGGCACAATCCTTGATTTTTTTCATCATCTCTTCTCCTTTCTGGTAACTTTTTAAGTTACTTTCTTTGCAAAAAAAATATCCATTGGATTTTGGATGTGAAGGTTATCAATCATAACCTGAATTTCGTCACTTCCGAAAACGCCCTTACTCATTCTCATATAAAATGTTTTTGGCGTAACTCCAATCATTTCCGCAACATCAGCCTGTGTTTTGCCATTTTCAGCAATAACGCCGCGAAGTTTGTTTGTATCAACCATCTTACTACTCCTTTCTAACTTCGTAACTTTTGAAGTTACTTTCATTATATTCCATTTTGGTAACTTGTCAAGTTATTTTTTTCTTGACGAGTAACTTTTTTGTGTTATAATAAAGTTACCAATAGGAAAGGAGGGAAACTCAAATGACAATCGGAGATAGGATAAAAAAGCAGAGAGAGCTTTTAGGTATTTCACAAGTAGAGCTTGCAGAGAAAATGAAAGTTTCAAAGCAAACACTATATAAATATGAAAACAACATTATTACTAATATTCCAAGTGATAAAATAGAAATTATTGGGAAAGTTCTTGAAGTTTCTCCATCTTATTTAATGGGTTGGGAAGATAATTTAGAAAATGCACCAGATATTCTTCCAGACCTTATGTCGGATAATGAATTGCTA